GCGCGTGCGGATCACGGTGCAGGGCTGGGAGCAAGCCGACGGCACGCTCTGGCCGATCAACGCGATTGTGGCAGTGAAGAGCCCCACGCTCGGGATCGATGGGCCGATGTTGATCACCGAGGCTTCGTATCAGATGTCGATGGGGTCTGGCACGACGACGGAGCTCGAGCTCGTGGCGCCCGACGCGTTCATTCCTGAACCCGTCATTGTCAAGCCAACGAAGGGGTCGACCACGTTGTTCAGGAGCGAGCCATGAGCGTGGCGGCCACCGTCGACGCGCTCCTGCGGCCGCTGCGGCGCCGCATCGATAACCTCGTCGCGCGTGCGGTCGTCACGCTCGTGACGGACGGCGCCAAGATGCAAACCGTGCAGCTCGCCGTCCTCACCGAGGAGACGCGGGAATCCTGCGAGCGCTTCCAACCGTACGGCCTGACGTCCGTCCCCTTGCCTGGGGCTGAGGCTGTCGTCGTGTTCGTGCAGGGGCTGCGCGATCACCCGCTGGTCGTCGCGGTGGATGACCGTCGCTATCGGAAGAAACCACTGCAGGCCGGCGAAGTCGCACTCTACAACGACCAGAGCATCTACCTGCTGTTGAGACAGAACTCAACGATCGAAGCGAACGCGCCCATCGACTTGATCGGCGCGGCGGTCTACCGCGTTGATGGCGACCAGGTCGTCGGTCCACGTGGTGCCGCTGTGGCTGACTCGACTGCGACGGCCGCATCGGTGTCGACGCAACTCAACATGTTGCTGGCGCGACTGCGCACGCACGGGCTGATCGCGTCATGAGCGATATCGCTCTCCGCTGGGATGTCTACGCTGCCGACCTCGCGATCGAGGCTGGCGGTCTGGCGATCGACGACGGTCTCGAGACGGCGGTGATCCTGTCGGCCGTGACGGCTGCGGGCGCACTGCGGATGGTAAATGGACCTCTCACCCTGCGTCAGGACATGGCGCGATTCTCCGACGGCGTGCAGCGGGGCATGCGCGATCAGAATAGCGATTGCTATGGGACAGCGGGTATAGACAATGTCTGACAACGCTTCGATTGTCGCGGGTATCGGCACCTACAACGCGGCCGCCGACGAAGTCGCCTACTCTGGGGATACAACCAAAGTCCAGTTGATGCGGCTGGTGCATGTCTCCGGATCCGAAGGATCGAAAACCCTGACGGAAGTCGTTGGAGTCTCTGGCAGTCCGGCGGCCGCCGCGGTCACGGTGCAGCAGCCTGTCGTCTCGACGCACCACCTGGTGACGGCGGCAACCACGAACGCGGCCAGCGTCAAGGCGAGCGCCGGGACGCTGAAGAGCGTCCACGTCTCAAGCGCCCGCGCGACGAGGCTCTACGTCAAGTTCCACAACACGGCCGGGACGCCGACGGCCGGATCCGGCGTCGTCCTGGTCGTGTCGTGCCAGGCGGGTCTGGACCGGGACTTCGTCCTGCCGGACGGCGGGCGGAGCTTCGCGACCGGCATCGGGATCACGGTCGTCACCGGCATGGCCGACTCGGACGCGACCGCCGTCGCCGCCGAGGACGCGGTCATCGAGGTTTGTTATGTCTAAGGCGTTCGCCGTTCTCTGCGCGGTCCTGGCGCTCGGCGTCGGCACGCTCGTCGTTTCGGCACAGCAGGAGGTGGTCGCCACGAACGTGGCGGTTGATCCGTGCGCGGACCCGGCGAAGGTGATCACGGTCGGCATCTTCACCGGGAGCGCCATGCAGCGCGATCAGCTGGTGGCCATCGACGGCGTTGAGCGGATCTGGCTCTGTGGCTTCTGGGTTATCAGCAACGCGACGGGCGACCTGTCGCTCTACTTCGGCACTGGCACCACCTGTCAGACCGGTGAGGACCTTCTGGATCGCGAGACGTTCACCGCTGACCTCCTGCCGGCCGAGTTCGTCTCCGGAGGCATCTCCGCGACGGCGGCGCGCAGCGAGACCGGCCACGCCTTCTGCATCGAGCGTCACGCGACGATGATCCTGACCGGCCACTACCGCTACGTGCAGGAGTGACGACGATGACGCGCCTGCTCATGCCGCTCGCCGTCCTCGCGCTGCTCGCCGCCCGAGCCTGGGCACAGCAGCCGGTCGTGGTCGACAACCTCGGGTACGACCCGTGCGCTGACCCGGCCCGCGTGCAGGTGCTGGGGCTGAACCTGTCCGCGGACACGGGCTCCGTCGAGCTGTTACCGATCTCGGGGATCACGCGGATCCTCGTCTGCAGCCTGACGCTTCAGGGCGGCTCCGCTGTGGTCCTGTACCTGCACTTCGGGACCGGGACCGCGTGCGCGGCGGACCAGTCCTTCATCTCCTACGTACGGACCGCCGGGTTGGCGCCGAAGTACGTCTACCCGGACGGCGGGGCGACCTTCGCGCGCAGCGAGACCGCCCGCGCGTTCTGCATCTTCCGCGACGCGTCGACGACGCTGAAAGGGCACCTGCGCTATGTCCAGGAGTAGCACGTCCCGCGTGCTGGCGGTCCTCGCCTGCCTGCTGTCGGCCACGCCGTCCGCGGCGCAGAACGTCCGGCGCCTGACGTCGACGATCCCGCCGGCGTCGGGCGGCGGCACGACGGTCCGCGTCATCCCGGGCCAGAGCATCTCCGCCGCGATCACCGCCGCCGGGGTCGGCGGGGTCGTCCTGCTGAAGGCCGGCACGCACCGGATCGCCGACATCGGCTCGCTCACGCCGCTCAACAACCAGGTCATCCTCGGCGAGCGGGACGCGACCGGCACGCGCGTCTCGCGGCTCAACGGGTCGCGCATCCTCACCAACTGGATCGCCGACAGCGGACGCTGGTACGTGACCGGGCAGACCCAAGCGGGCACGGTTAGCACGGATCCGAACGACTGCGACATGGGGACGCCGGAGAACCCCGTCACCGCCGGGCGCTACGACCGCTGCATCTACCCGGAGCAGCTCTACTTCGGCTGCAACGCGGTCGCGACCTGCACGATGAAGCACCACGAGACCTCGCTGATGGCGACTGGGGCCGGCGAGTGGTTCTTCGACTACGCGGCAGACCGCATCTACGTCGGAGACGACCCGACGAGCGCGTTCGTCGAGACGGCAGTCCTGGACCACCCGTTCACCGGCACGGCGACCGGGGTCACGATCCGAGGCCTAGTGATCGAGATGTTCGCCACTCGGAATAACGAAGGGACGGTGGAGACCGAAGGCGCGGACTGGCTGATCGACGACAACGAGATCCGGTGGAACCACGGCGCCGGCGTCTACGTCGGCACGACGAGCGGCATGGCGCGGGCGCGCGGCAACTACATTCACCACAATTGCAACTACGCGATTATCGGCGCTGGCGCGAACATCCTCGTCGACCAGAACGAGCTGGCCTACAACAACATCCTCCCGCAGAGCACCGACTGGGAGGACACCTGCGGGTTCTGGTCGTTCTGGGGCGCGGGCGCGACGAAGTTCGTGCACACGCTCGGCCTGATCTTCCACAAGAACTACTCGCACCACAACAACGGCCCCGGCTTCTGGGCGGACATCGAGAACCGCCTGGGGATCGTGGAGTACAACCGCTTCGAATACAACCGGCGCTCTGGCATCTTCTGGGAGATCAGCTGCGCGGCGGTCATCCGCTACAACGGGGCGATCAACAACGGGCTGGGCGGGGACTTCCCCGGCATCATGACCGGCACCGGCATCGAGGTGAACACCTCGCGCGACGTCGAGGTCCACGGCAACGTCGCGGTCGGCAACATCGGCGGCGGGATCAGCGGCTACGACGACGGCGTCAGGAACGGCGGTAGCGAGGCGGGTGGCCCCTGCATTCTGGCCGGGTTCACGTGGCAACTGGTCAACCTGAACGTCCACGACAACATCATCGAGTCGTGCATTAACTCGGCGGGCCTTGGGCTGACCGGCGTCATCGACACCAACACCGGGGACAGCAGCAACGCCTTCACGACCGCGACCTTCGAGGGCAACAGCTACATCCTCGGCACGGCGACGAACTATTTCATGTGGTCGGCCGGCGAGATCGCCCAGGCGGCGTGGACGGCCGTTGGGCACGACACGCCCGGCGGCACGTTCGGCAGCTGTCCGTAAACGGTGCTCAGGTGATTCTGATTATGTCGCTCCTGCTCCTACTTGGCGGCGGTGGTGGACTCGGAGGCGGGGGCGGAGCCGTCACCGTCACGACTGCGCACGCACGGGCTGATCGCGTCATGGGCGATATCGCTCTCCGCTGGGATGTCTACGCTGCCGACCTCGCGATCGAGGCTGGCGATCTGGCGATCGACGACGGTCTCGAGACGGCGGTGATCCTGTCGCTGTTCACCGACCGCCGCGCCAGGGCCAGCGATCAGTTGCCGGATGGGCAGATCGATCGTCGTGGCTGGTGGGGGGATGTTCGCCCACCGGTCGCTGACGACCTGTGCGGGAGTCGCCTGTGGTTGCTCGGTCGTGAAAAGGAGACGTCGACCGTGTTGGAGCGCGCCCGTGAATACGCCACAGAGGCGCTGACGTGGCTCATCCTGGATGGCGTCGCCGCGGCTGTTGATGTAGTCGCTGAGTTCGTGAGCGCCGGCGTGCTCGGCCTTCATGTGGCCATCCAGCGACCGTCGTCGGACACCGTGGACTTTCGCTTCGAGCTCGCTTGGAGCGCGCAGGAGGCGCGGCACTGATGCCGTTTGCTCGACCGACCCTCGACGAGCTCATTGATCGGATTCAAGCGGACCTGTCGACGCGCCTGGAGCTCGGCGGCGCCCTCTTGCGTCGCAGTGTGCTCGGTGTGCTCGCGCGGGTCCTGGCCGGCGCGACTCACGGCCAACACGGACACCTGGACTTCCTTTCGCGGCAGCTGTTTCCTGACACGTCTGAAGTCGAGTTCCTCGAGCGGCACGCGAGTCTCTATGGCTTGTCGAGACTAGCGGCGACGTTCGCCGCTGGTGATGTGGTCTTGACCGGCACCGAGAGCACGGTCATCCCTGAGGGCACGACGCTGCTGCGCGCAGACGGCGTCGAGTACACGACGACGGCTGAGGGGACGATCGTGTCTGGCGAGGCGACTGTTCCGGTGGAGGCCGTCGACGCCGGGGCTGCTGGGAATACAGACGCGGCCGTCGGCCTCACGCTGGTGGCGCCCATCGCCGGGATCTCCCCAGACGTTGTCGTCGATTCCGGGTTGATTGGCGGCGCTGATGCGGAGACCGATGACGCGCTCCGGCTCCGGCTGCTCGAGCGCCTCGCTGAGCCCCCGCACGGCGGGTCCGCGGCGGATTACATCGCGTGGGCGAAACAGGTCGCCGGAGTGACGCGCGCCTGGGTGTATCCGCTCGAGCTCGGTGCAGGGACCGTAACCGTCCGGTTCGTTCGTGACGACGACGTCAGCATTATTCCCGATGCCGGCGAGGTCACCGCCGTGCAGGACTACATCAACGCGCGGCGGCCTGTCACCGCGGCCGTCACGGTGGTCGCACCGGTCGCCGTGGCGCGCGACTTCACGATTGAAATTGTGCCGGACACCGCTGACATCAGGGCGGCCGTGACGGCTGAATTGGTGGACTTGCTGAAGCGTGTCGCCGAGCCAGGCGGAACCGTGCTGCTCTCGCAGATCCTGGTCGCGGTCGGCGTCGCACAGGGGATCGAAGATTTCGACGTGACATCCCCGGCGGCCAACGTGACGCACACGACCGGGCAGATCGCGACGATGGGCACCATCACGTGGGTGTAGGGCACACATGCTGAGCGCTGATTCCTACGCGCGCCAACTGAAACAGCTCCTGCCGATGGGAGCCGCGTGGAATCTCGACGCCGGCAGTCGACTGTCGGCGCTGCTGCGTGGACTCGCCGAAGAATTCGCGCGCGTCGACGGTCGAGCGGCCGCGCTCATCGAGGAGGCGGATGCGCGCACGACGTTCGAGCTGCTCACCGATTGGGAGCGTGTGCTCGGCCTGCCGGATCCCTGCGTGATCGGTGAGCAGTCGTTCGCACAGCGCCGGGCGGCCGTCGTCGCCAGGCTCGTGGGCCTCGGTGGTCAAACGCCGGCGTACTTCATCGGTGTGGCCGCCGCGCTGGGCTACACCATCACCGTGACGGAGTTCTCGCCCCACGACGTCGACGACGACGTCGAGGCGCCCCTATACGGCGATGACTGGGCGTATGCCTGGCAGGTCAACGCGCCGCTGAACACCGTCCGCGAGCTCACGGTGAACGATCCCGTGAGCGATGGATTGGCGATCTGGGGCAATGAAGCGCTCGAGTGTGTGCTCAATCGGCTGGCGCCGGCGCACACCCTGCTGGTGTTCGAGTTCGCATAGAGAAGAGGGGTAGACATGGATCGCGTCTGGAAATCGGGAGCGTCAGGCTCCCCGCCGGTGCACACCGAGAACGCCAGTAGTGGATATCCGACCGCTGGCAACGCCGGTACTGGCACGCCCCCGACGAAGCCAGGGCCCTGGTGGTACCACATGATCACCGAGGAGATCCGGGCGGTGCTCGTCGCCGCTGGGCTCACGCCAGACAAGTCCGACGTCGGACAACTGCAAGCGGCGGTCGCCACTCAGATTGCAGCGGCGGTGACTGGCGTGGTCGTCGTCAACCGCGACGTGACGATGAACGAAGTCACCAACACCACCACGGAGACGACGGTCTACACCTTCACCGTTCCCGGGGCCACGCTCGGCACCACGAAGGCGCTCAGGCTCACACTGATCGGTGACCATTACAACAACGACGGAGCCGATCGAACCCTGACGATCCGGGTCAAGTACGGAGCCACGACGATTCTGAGCGGTGTCTTCACGGTCACGTCGGTCGGCGGCACGAACAGGCTGGCGATCCTCGGCGAGGTGATGCTGGTGGCCGCCAACAGCGCGACGGCGCAGGTGGCCAGCGGAGACTTCCTCGCGAGCAACCAAGGCGCAGCGGGCGGGACGATGTCCGTGAGCGGCGAAACGATCATGACCGGCATCAACAATGCCGTCGCCGAGGATTCCGCCAACGCTCTTGCGCTCACCGTCACCGTGCAGCACGGTGTGGCGAGTGGCAACGTGAATTTCCGCCTGCACAGCGCTGTGCTGGAGCTGATGAATTGAGCCGCTGGGTGATTCGCGTCCGCGTTGTGAGAGGGTAGATGGACCTCTCACCAGTCGTCGCCGTCGCTGTCAGCGTGCTCGCCGTCGCGGCGCCACCCGTCTTCGGGCCGACGCAGGGGATGGTCGAGCGCCTGGGCGTCGCGGCCATTCTGGTCCTCGCTGCGGCGTGGATGGTGCGCTACTTCATCGCGCAGCTGGACAAGAAGGATCAACGCCTGACGGACCTGACCGACCGATTCCTGGCCGCCACCAAGGAACACACCGTCGTGGTCGAGGGCGTCCGGCACGAGCTGCAGTTGGTGCGCGAGACAAACCACACGCTGATCACCGCGATCAACAACCTCAGGCCTGCGGTCGAGGCGTTGGAGCGTCGCTCGTGACGGTCGCCGACCTGCGTCCGTTGGTCGAGTCCACGGTCACGCGACACGGTCTGCCCGCGCGCGTCGTCCTCGCGCAAATCCTGGTGGAGTCCGCCGGTAACCCGTTCGCGATCAGACCTGAACATGACTGGAATTACTTCTGGGATCTCCGCAAGGCGGCAGCCTTCCGCCGGCTCGATCCGAGTGAGCTGCGTGCGCGGCGTGCGCCATCGGACTTCTATGGGCTCGACGGGAACCATCAGCAGGAGTGGACGCTGCAGGCGTGCAGCATCGGGCTCGCTCAGGTGATGGGCGCGGTCGCGCGCGAGCTGGGGTTGCGCGGTGCCTTCCTGCTCGAGCTCGTGACGCCAGCGGTCAACATCGAGTTCCAGTGTCGCAAGCTCGCCGGCGACATGAAGTGGTCCGGAGGCAATATCCGGTCGGCGCTCGCGTCATATAACGGGGGAAGGGCAGGCAACGCGCCCGGCGGCACGCTGCGCAACGAGGCGTACGTTGTGAAAGTGGAAACCGCGATGAAGGCCATCGCCTGATGAGCGCATGTCGCGTGAAACGAGGGTAGCTATATCGATAACGTCTACGTGGCCTCCGGGTCGAGCGCCATCATCGTCACCGTCATCCTTCAGGTGCTGAAGCGATCGGGGAAGGTGCCGTGGATCTCGAAGGAGACCGGTCGCCTCAACGCCGTGCTCGGCGTCGTGCTCGCGGGCCTCTCGGCCGCCGGCGTGAGCTACTCCTTCGATTTCGACAACGCGACGGGCGACATGGTCGCGCACGTCCAGTTGAACGCCTGGGCGGTACTCCATTGGCTCGAGCACTCCGTCGCGCAGTGGGCCGCTCAGCAGGGTTTTTTCTGGGCGGCGATTCGCCCGGGTGAACTCCTGACTGAACTACTCGCTGTGGAACGTCAGCGGCAAAGGATGGGGCTCTGATATGTGGCTCGCTGCGATCCCAAAGCTGATACCTCTGATCACGACCGCGATCGGCATGGTCGAACGTTTGGCCACCGGCCGGAAGGGCAAGGAGAAGCAGGACGAGGCGGCCACCGTCGTCAGCAACCTGGCACCGCTGATCGGCGGGGTCGATCTCGAGATGATGTTCGACAACGACGTGCAGGACGCCATCAGGAAGGTGATCGACGCCGTCGTCAACCTGCAGAACAAAGCGCGGGACGCACGCGCGAAGAGAGCGGCATGAGGCTGCTGAACCTAGAACCGCGGTTTCTCGTGCATGAAGAGCGCGACGGCCGGCACATCAACCGCAAGGTGGATACGCTGGCCGAAGCCACTGGCATGTTCTTCCTCTGCCCTGGCTGCTTTGCGAAGAACGAAGGCCCTATCGGCACGCACGGCATCATCGTCACGTTCGCGGGTCGAGGCGTCCCTGACCACCTCGGCTCGCACGGCAACAGCGGACAGCCGTCACGATGGACCGTCAGCGGAACAGGTTTCCACGACCTGTCAACGCAGCCGTCGATCGACGTCGGATGCTGGCACGCGTACATCACGAATGGCGAGGCGACGGGCTGCTGATGACGGTCTTGATTCTTCAACTGTCTGAGCAGATGGCGCGGCGTGTCGCGGAGGCGACCGATAAGCTCGACCTCGCTTCGAACGAGGACCTCGGGCTGCAGGCCGTCGGGATGCTGCTCGACGAAGTGCTCGGGAAGGTCAGAGGTCGAAAGCCGATGTCAGAGCGCGCGAAACGCGTACAAAAGCCGCGGGGTCGGGCGACGGTGGAGAAGCGCTAGAGCGAGTGAGTCCTCTTGCCAGTGTGTCAAGCTGAAATGTCGAGGCGGAATGCGGATCTGCACATTTCCTCAATGATTTCACTGGTCCCGTCTCATGGTGATAAATTTTCTTTACGCTGCGTCAATAAAATTTCTACGGGACAACTAGTAGTGCGCTAGAGTTGTCAGCGTTGTCGGATATGTCAGACAGGGGCCTTGAGAGGACTAGAGGGGCCTCAAGCGGCCCGCCGCGATCGTGAGCACGGCGGGCTTGGCTGTCAGCTCGATGTGAGCGAGCCTCGAAAGATCACGAGACTTAAACGCCGGTCGGAAAGCGCTACTAGAGCCGCTTCACGAATGCCGGTCTGGGACGAGGTCGCAAACGCGACTGGCCCATGGGCACCTCCACGATGGACCACCATCGCGGAAGAGCCGAAATCATTAGGCGTGCGGTGCCGCTTGATCCGTCAGGGTCCGGTGGTCAACCCCAAGGGGGTCGGATGTGTGTAACCACTTCCGGCCTCCGCTCTTCCGCTAAGCTCGAAAGCAACAGCAGAGCGCAGACCACCCTACCTTTGTGAGAAGTCCGAGTCAATGCCTGAGCTTTTGCTTGACTTTCGACTCGCTGGACTGTGCATCAAATTCACGCCGGACCTGGCCGACGTTGGTGCGTAAAAAGCCCGGGGCGGGCGCCTCCCACCCCGGGCCGGTCACTTACTGCTGTGACTGTTCGTATTCAGCGTACGCCTGAATGACCATGTCGCGAACCCGCTCCTGTGCGGTCGCGTCAGCATCGGTCGGGCGGAGCAGCGCGAACGAGCGGCGCTCTCCGTTGACCGAGTACTGACGCGCCGGGAAGGTGACGTTTCGGCCACCGCCCGTGCGACGCTCCCAGACCGCGAACCCAATCAATTTCAGGCCCGCGAGCGGACCCTCGGTGAAGTGGAGTTCTGCGTCCGCGAGTTTTCCAGGAGGGTTGTTCTTGTCGTTCGCGATGATTTTGACGTTCAGCATCTGCTCTCTCCTCGTTCTGAGGTGGCGTGATTGCCAACACCAGTAATAATACATACGTCGCGTGTATCTGTCAAGTTCCAAAGGACCGGTCGGACAGGAAAAGTTTTCTTTGAATCTCGCGAGTCGGAACTTGACAGCTACACACATCGTATGTATTATTAGTTCGTTCGGTTGGCAATCACGCCGCCTCATTGAGGAGAGAGCAAATGCCCGAGACCCTGACCACCCCATCCTTCGCCGGCCTCCTGACTTCAGTCGTGACCGAGCCCGGACGCCTCCACGCGGCCTACAGCCGCTTTCACAATTACAGCCTCGGCAACCAGTTGCTGGCGTTCGCGCAGTGCCTCGAGCGCGGCCTCGAGCTCGGCCCGATGGCCACCTACGGCGCCTGGCTGGCGATGGGCCGTCAGGTGCGCAAGGGCTCGAAGGCGCTCGTCCTCTGCCAGCCGGTGACGATTCGCCGCGAGACCGTCGACGCGGAGTCGGGCAACGCGGAAGCGATCGCCTTCACGCGGTTCACGTTTCGCCCGAAGTGGTTCGTACTCGCGCAGACCGACGGCGAGGCCTTCGAGTTGCCCGAGCTGCCGACGTGGTCCGCGGCGCGCGCGCTCGAGGCGCTGCAGGTCACGCAGACGGCCTTCGCGCATCCGGACGGCAACTGCCAAGGGTTCGCCCGCGGCCGCGAGATCGCGGTGTCGCCGATCGCCGTGCTGCCGCTGAAGACGACGGTCCACGAGCTGGCGCACGTCCTGCTCGGCCATAC